GCTTCCCGATGGCGACCTTGAGCGGCGGCTTGGGCTCGCGCTCATGACCCCAATTGATCTTGCGGCGCGGCGGCTTGACCCCGAGCGCGGCCGCCTCGCGGCGCTTGGCCTTGCCGATATCGCCCTTGTCCGCCCTCGTTTTCAGAGGGTGGCAGACGGCGACGCAAAGCAATTGCCCGTCGGCCGGCGTGAGCTTGCGCAGAAGATCGGCGGCCGGCCGCTCGCCCTCGGCGATGATATGGTCGATCTGATAGTCGGCTTTCTTTCGACACCAGGCGCCGCAGCGTTCGCAATGGATGCGGCCAGCTTCATCGGTGGCGCGGCCAACGATGGCGATGCGATCGGCGAGCGTGAACTCACGGCGCTTGCGGCTCATCATGCGGCCGCCGGCATTGGCGTCGGGTCCTTCTCAGGCGCGCGCCCCAATTTGATGATCGCCACCAACAGAAGCAGGTCATGCAGGGCAACGCTGCGCTTAAACCCCGCCGCAATATCAACGGCCTCGGCCATCGCTTGCTCATAGACATAATCGACGATCGCCGCAGCGTCCTCGATGCTCAAATCGACGCCTCGGCTTTCGAGTTGCCGAAACGCCCGAACCTTCATCCATGCGTGCGCAAGCCGCGCCGGCCTGGTTGTCCGCTCGTCCTCGTCGGCCTTAGCCTTGGCGCGGGCTCTCCGTTCGTCGGCGCGGTTCATGCGGCCGCCGGCAAAAAGCGCATGGCGTCGCGGTGCGCCGTCTTGAGCTCGGCGACGGCGTCGGGCCCGTCGCGCTCAGCCATTTTCATGAGCTCGGGATAGCCGGTCGCGATCGCGTCCTCGATTTCCGCCCGCGTCGCCTGACGGCCTTTCGCCCACCAATCGACGCGGTGCGGCTCGCCAAGCCGAATGAGCCAGCCGTTATGAACCTTGAACGGCCGGTAGGCGCTTTCCCAAAGCGCGATCGCGCCAGGATTGCGGGCGATCATAATCCCGTCGACCTTGTGCTCGATTTCCTCGAGGCCTCGCTCGTCGCGCCGGCGGGCCGGGACGGTTAGGAACGGGCACACCGTTGTTGAATATTCCATGCAAGCGCGGTGACCTGGCGGCTCCATCGTCGTTCGGTTGACGGCGCACATCGGGCCGATCGCAAACACTTGATGGACGCCGAGAGGCTCGCCGCAAATCCAACAGAGCCGCTTGCCCACCGCGAGCTCGCGCTTGCCGCTGGCCAGCACGCGGAAGTCGGGCGCGCCCTCGGGGCGCGCAACCTCCTTGCCGTCTTTGAAATAGGCGACGAACCACGGGACCGGATAGCCGCGCTCGTCTTTGGGCAAGCGGGCGATGCGAACGGGCGGGGAGGGGAGTTTGGCGAGCATGGTTTCACCCTGGAAAAACGACGCCTCTTTGCAGGCCTTGCGAATAGATCGTCTCGATTAGATCGGCGAATTCCTCCTTGTTGAGCTTCGACGAGCGATAGCCGAGCGCGACCACGCCATCGCCGTCGAGCGCCGGCATGAACCGTAGCTTGTGGCCGGCGGCTTTCATGAAGGCGCACTTGAAATCCTCGGGTTCGTACCGCTCGCCGCCGATCGTCAGCTGTGCCGAGACTTCGTTGAGCAACGCCCACATGAGCCGGTTTTGCGCGAGCGTGCGCGGATCGTCGACGAGCTCGAAAGTCGCCCCAACCGGCGCAGCCTTGAGCGCCGCCATCAGCTCGTCGCGGTTTGTGTCGGTTATGGTGCGCGTGAGCCTCACGCCGGGTCCCCTTGCCGAAGTTTTCGCAGGGTGTCGCGCACAGCCTCCATCGCCGCGATTTTGTATCGCGCCTGCGACGGCGACATTTTGCGTAGGTTGACAAGGCGGTCGTAGACCTCGTGCCGCTTCTTGATTTCGGCATCGACCTCGGCGATCTGCGACGCCAGCGAGAAGGTTGCGCTCACGGATAGAGCTCATCGATCTTGATGAGCTTGCCGTCGACCTCGGCCAGGAAGTCGCGCGCATCGGCCTCGAGCGCGCCGATGATCGTCTCGTCGCGCAGGACGCGCTTTTGAAAGAATTGCAGCGGGTCGGGAAAGCGCGGGTCGTAAGAAACGAAGTCCCACCATTGGCGGCCCGAACACGCCATCGCCCAATGGCATTGCGGCAGATGGTCCTCGGGTATGGCTTGCTCGAGGAGCGTGCGCAGATGCGTCGCCGACGTCGGGCATTTGATTTCGAGGCCGCCCTCGTCGCCGACCAGGCTGTCGGGGGAAGCGTGCGCGCACTCGATCGTTGGGTGCGGGATGAGGCCGATTTTGACGACGGGGAGGTTGGTTAGAAACGCGTAGCCCGCGCGCGCCTCGTCCTCATGCTCGCGGCCCCAATACATGGGGTTGCTGCGCTTGGCCGGTACGCCCGTGATGCGCTCGGCGGCGAGCTCATAGAGGTAATCCATCGCCGCCGCTGTGCGCTCGCCCGACCGTTTAAGCCGCCCGAGCGCCACGCCGATCTTGGACGCGCCGAGCGAACCACAGCGCGCTTCGAACCATTCATCCGACCGTTGCTCCATTGGTCATCCTGTTCGGTAGACCGCGCCGATATGCCGGGCCAGCGGCAGGGGAATTTTGGCGATCATCGCGCTCGCCATCTTGCGGGCCGGCGATTTGAAGCGAAAGCCGGGGACCTTGCGGCCTTCTCCGTGCTCGCCGGGATTGGTCAGATGCTTAGTGTGCGCGCGCCCGTCGCGTTGATTTTGGTGAGCAACGACCTTGATCCCGCGCGCCGGCGGCATGAGCGCCGGCACGTCGCCCCAAAGATAAAAGCTGCCGAAATTCCAGCGCGCGCGCCCGACCCATTTCTGCGCCCCGCGCACATTCTCGACGATCAGCGGGACATGCTTGCCCGCGGCCGCGCACGCCTCGCGCTGGATGCGAAAGCACGTCTCGAATAGTTCGTTATCCGGCGGCGGCAGAGCCTTCGCGCGCGTCCACGGCATGGCGCGGTAGCTGTAGGCCTGGCAGGGCGGCGAGGCGACAATCAGCGCCGCGCCTCTGAATTGCGAGCCGTGCAGCGTGCGCACGTCCTGCACGACCAGTTGCGCCGGGTAACGGTGCTCGCCGTATTCATGGCGCTCGATGTCGAAGCCGATCACGTCATAGCCTTCGGCGATGAGGCCATCGGTCCAGCCGCCGAGGCCGCAGAACAGATCAATAGCCAGCGGGCGGGTCACGGCGCGGCGTGGGCGGCGCGACGCTTCTTTTCGTTCAAGAGGGCGGTCGCGCGCTTGAATTGCGATAGGCGCATTTCGGCGATCGCTGGCGCGCCGATCGTCTCGAGGAAGATGGCGAGATTGCTTTCCGTGTCGCGGATCAATTGCTCGACATAGGCGACGTCGTCGGGCTCGATGACCGGGTCCTCGGGTGCGCCGCCGGCCCCGTCGTCATCGCGCGCCGCGCCGACCCCGACGGCTTCCTTGAGCGTGTAGCGCTGCAGATAGGTGACGGTCGAGGCGATCGCCTGGTTGGGGTTTTTCTTGCCGCTCTTGTCGGCCTCGCCCTCGAGCGAGTTTTCCTCGCTGTAGCCGTCCTCGTGCGAGAGGATGCACGTGACCTTGATCTTGACGCCGTCCTGCACGGTCTTGTGGCGATAGCTCAGCCCATGCTTGCTGAGGATCGGATCGACTACGGCGCCGACGTCGGCGAGCTCCTCGTAACGGTAGTTCGTGCGGCCCTGGCCGTCGGCGTGCTCATAATCGACGGTGCGGGTCTTGAGAATCGGCCCGAATTCGCCCTTGGCCTTGGCGAGCGCGGCGTAGAAGGCGCGGCGCGCGTCGGCCTGGCTCACGCGCTCGCGCAGCGCCATGAGACGTTCGAATTTTTCGATGTCGACGGCGGGATCGCGCGCCGCGTTGGCGATCATGAGGAGGATCGGATCGGAAGGCGGCGCCCCGGCGGAAGCGGTGCTTTGCGGCCCTTCCGCCGGGACTAGCTCGGCCGAGTTAGGGGGTAAACCGGCCGGAGCGTCGGTGTTGGGATCGGATGGGTTGGGGTTTTGAACAGGGGGGCGCCGCATCCGCCAAGGAGTGCAAATCCTGCAACCGATGTCAAGACGAAGGTTATCAACAGGCCGACGCGCTATTCTCCGTTGAGCTCGAGGGCTTTGCGTTTGAAGAACAGTTCCCGCTCCCGCAACTTACGCGGATCGTCGGCCACATCGGGGGGCGGCAAGAAGAATTCGTTAGGCATGATCTTGAGCGCTTGCATGACGCGCAGCTGCAAATCGAAGGTCATGCCGGTTTCGCCGGTTTCGTAGCGCGATATGAGGCTTTTGACCGTGCCGACGGCGTTGGCCAGGTCCTCCTGGCGCATGCCGCGCGCGAGCCGCCACTCGCGCATGTAATGCAACGGCCGAGCGCGACTCGGCTTCGAAGTTCCCATACCTGCACCCTATGGTGCGCATGTGGCTATGTCAACCGCGTCGACTCGTGGAATACCACGAAAACGGCTTGACACTAAATGCAGGATTCGCAACCGTATGCTTATGCCTCGCGTGTACCCCCTGACCCCGCGCCGGCGGCTCCCGTCGCCGCCCTTGCACGAACCCACTGGAAAGATCGCCCGCGAGCGCACCGAGCTCATCCGCGCCCGCGAGGCCATGGGCCTCAACCGGCCGCAGTTTTCCGAGAAATCCGGCGTGGCGCGGTCCTATATTTACCGCGTCGAGGCCGGCGTTCAGGACCCCGGCTTGCAGACCATTATCGCCTGGATGATCGCGCTCGGACCCGACGCGTCGCTCAGCTGGTTCGAGCCTCATCCCAAGCTTGCGCAATGGAGTGCGTTGGTCCTCAAGGACCTGGTTCCCCGCAATCAGCGCGTCGCTTGAGGCGGGCCCATGGGCGCGCGGCGACGGGGAATTTTTGAGCCGTCCGAGGATGCGATAACCGCCGCCGTCGTCGAGCATCACCGCATCTTCGGCGTGCCTGGCTCGCTCGTCGCCGCGATCCCCAACAAGCGCGCTTTCGGCCAGGCGGGCCTCACGCCAGGCTTGCCCGACCTCCTCGTGCTCTCGCCGCAGCTAGGCGACAAGACCGGCTTTATCGAGCTCAAGCGCGAGCACGGCGGGCGCCTCAGCGAGGCGCAAATCGAAGTCGGCGAACTCCTGCAGCTGCGCGGCGCGCCCTACGCGGTTTGCCGCGGCCGCGACGAGCCGATCGCGCAACTTGAGGCTTGGGGCGCGATCCGATGAACGACGCCGTGCCACTACGAAATGTTCGCCTTAGCCGGTACGAGGCGGCGCGCGCCGCCTTGGCCGAGGCGGTTCGAATCGACGAAGTGAAGGAAATTATTGATAGGGCCGCCGCCCTTGAGGAATACGCCCGGCGCGCCAAAGACACCGAGATGATAGACAACGCCACTGAGCTCCGCTTCGACGCCGAGCGCAAGGCCGGCGACATCCTTATCGAGATGGCTGAGAATGGCGAGCGCGCTGATCGCGGACGTCGGGATCAAATGTCGCAGGCCGCGACATTTACATTGAAGGACCTCGAAGTCAGCCGCACCCAATCATCCAAATGGCAGCAGCTGGCCAAGCTGCCCGATGACAAGTTCAAAATCCGCGTCGATCACGCCAAGGCGCGCGTCAAGGGCATGACGACGAGCGCGCCGAGCTATTCGAAGGCGGAATACACGGGCGAAAACGAGTGGTTCACGCCGCCCTATTGGGTCGACCTCGCGCGCCGGGCGCTGGGGGAAATCGACCTCGACCCGGCGTCGCATGCGATCGCGCAAGAGACCGTGCGCGCCAGGGCGTTTTTCACCGCCGCCGACAACGGACTCGAGCGGCCGTGGTTCGGGCGCGTGTGGCTCAATCCGCCCTATAACCGCGCCCTACTGTCGCTGTTCGTCGACAAGCTCGTGGCGGAATACGCCAGCGGCGCGGTCGGGCAAGCGATTCTGCTCACCCACAATTACACCGACACCGAATGGTTTCACACGGCCGCGAGCGCCGCGCGCGTGATCTGTTTTCCGCGCGGCCGAATCCGATTCTATGCGCCGTCGGGCGAGGATTGCTCGCCGACTCAAGGGCAAGCGCTGTTTTATTTCGGCGACGGCTGCAGCTTCGAAGCGACGTTCCGCGACGTCGGCCTCATCGTGGGGCCGCTATGACTCTCGTGCCGCTGCGCGAAACCGAGCAATTCAAGCGCGGCCGCAATGGCGAGCAATTGGTCGCCGACCAACTGCGCGCGGCCGGATGGTGTGTGATCCCGAGCTATGATTATTCGGGCGCCGACGATCATCCGCCGCGCATGCAGGGGCAAGCGGCCACGTACATCCTGCCCGACCTCGACGTGTGCCGGCGAGGCGAACGACGTTGGGCCGAAGTCAAGACCAAGACGGCGCCTTGCATGGGCCGCATTTCCGGCGAGCTCGAGCACGGCATTCCGCTACGCCATTTCGAGCATTACCAGGACGTGCAGCGCGAGAGCGGTTGCCCCGTCTATCTGTTCATTTACGAGGAGGCCGAGCGCAAGCTCATTCACCGCAAGCTCGACGACCTCGGGCCGGGCCGGGTGTCGCACTCGTCGACGATGTCGCGCGGCGGCATGATCTACTGGCTGCGGCGCCAATTTTACGAATTTCGTTTCGGCGGGGCCGCGCCATGAAGCTCACGCTCGAGCGCGTTGCGGCGGTATTGCGCGAGCAAGGGCTCGGCGAGCACGTTGGGCCGGTTTTGGACGCCCTCACAAGGAGGCCGAAACAGACGCCAGGCGCCGCTCGGCAAGCCCGCTATCGAGAGCGTCAAAGCGTCACAAAAAGCGTCACAGTGACGCCGTCACGTGACGCCCCCCTGCAAAAACAAAGCGTCACAAAAGGCGTCACTGTGACGCCAAAAGTGACGCCCCTCGCGCGCGTAGAAGATAATCCTTCAACTATAGAGCTATCTGGAAAGGGTAAGAATAATTTAGGCGCAGAGCGTCACGCCGTGACGCCTCGCCAAATCCTCCTCGAATGCCTCTCGCCCGAATGCGCCGACGCTGTGCTCGAGCATCGCCGCGCGATGCGTCGGCCGCTGACCGGCCGCGCCGCCCAATTGCTGGCCAAGGGCTTCCTGGCGACCGCCGACCCGAACGCGGCGGCGGACATGATGATCGAACGCGGCTGGCAGGGCTTCAGGCCCGAATGGTTCGACAACGAGAGGCGCTCAAATGGGCAACCACAACAACAATCAGGGAAAAAACGCTCAATTTCTGACGTTGCGCCAGGCTTCATCGAACGTATCGACAAGCTTTACGCCGACCGGGGAAGTCGACCTTCGGACGGCGGCGCGGCAAGCGGCGAAGCTGTTCGGTTGCTATCCTCGCAACGACGCGAATGACCCTGAAACCTTCCTCACGGCCGCGACGGCGATCCTCGCCAGCTATCCCGAGGTTGTCGCCGATCGCGTCTGTGATCCTCTTCGTCGCGACAGCTTGCCCTCGAAAAATAAATTCCTGCCGGCGATCGCCGAAATTCGCGCCGCGTGCGAGGTTGAAATGGTTTGGTGTGACACCGTCGAGCGGCGCGAGCGCGAGCGGCGCCATACCGCGGATGTGCTCGCTCCTGCGCCGCCGGCGACGGCCGAAAGCCGGGCGCGCGTGCGCAAGGCGGCCGACGAGCTCATCGCCGAGTTCAAGGGCGCCAATCCGAAATCGATCGATTTTTCAAAGCCGCGATCGCCGGGCGAAGCGGAAGTCGCGAGGCGGCATTTCGAGGCCAGGTTGCCCGAGCTCGCGGCCGAATACGCTGCGCGGCCGGTAACGTTAAACGCGCGCGAAGAACCGCCGCCGAACGAATCGCCGGATTACTGATCTGCAACCTAGACAATTGTGGGGAGGTTGTGCGTGTGACGAACAGTTGACAAAGCTGCAACCTTTGATGTTGCATTGGTGTTAGAGCCGGTATTTGAAATCATATTAGCCTGGGGAGGGCCGCAACGGTGCAGGAAGCTCTCTTGGGGAGGGCGGACCATCCGCTTTACGAGCGCCTGGTGCGCTGGCTGAGGGCGACCGCCAAGGCCTCGCGCGAGGGCCGGGTCACGCGGGAGGACGAGCTCGCGACCGGGACCTATATCGTTTGCGAGGAATGGCCGTCGCGCGCCGCGTATCTTGAGTTTTCGCGCTATCGCCTGACGCTCGAGGCGATGCTCTACACCGAGGAATCGTCGCCAGGCGAACCCTTATGAACGCCTAACCTGACTTCGATTTCATGGACGCGCTTCCAGACCCCGTCGATCGCCTTCATGACTTCGGCGTGCCCCTCGCCGACGCTCTTTAACCCGGCGGCGGCGGAACGCATTTCGTTGCGCAACAAGAGCATGGTGTAGATTTGTGCGGCGGCTGTGACAATGAGCGCAGTGGTTTGTATGGCGTCGATCGTTTGATCGCCGCTGAGCGCGATATAGGACACGGTGGCTTTCCCCATAAAGTTGCCGGTTTGACAACGTAGGGGAGGCGGCGAAAGTTTCAAACAAATTTGAGGAGGCTCGTCGCGCTCGGAGAACGCGGTTTCGCGTTACGCGACGGCGATCGCGTTGCTGGTGGCGCTCGCCGAGCCGGCCGGATTGGTCGCCGTCACCCGGCAGCTGACGCTATTGCCGCTGTCGGCGCCGACGAGGGCGTAGATCGCGTTGGTCGCGCCCGTGATCGGCACGCCGCCGCGCAGCCACAAATAGGCGTAGGACGTCGGCGCATAGGTCCATGTGCCATTGGTGACGGTCAAATTTTGCCCAACTGTTCCCGTGCCCGAGGCGACCGGCGCGACGGTGTTGACGGGGGGGATTTCGGTCGCCAGGCCGGCCGTGATCGCCGCCGCCATCGCCGCGGCGGTCAGATTGCCGGCCTTGCCGGCGTTGACGACGAGGAGCACGTCGTTGGTGAAGCGCGATTGCCCCGGCAAGCCAGGCATGAGGCCGGCCGGCGCGGTCTCGATCGTGGTGTCGTGCGTGGTCGCGTCCGAACCGAGCGCGCTGGCGATCGCGGTGAGCTCGGCCGCCCGGTTGGGGTAGGCGGCGTGGATCATCGCATTGAGGCGGACCTGGCCCGCGAAGTCGGCGATTTGATAGCTCACGACTTGCCTCCGAACAGATTGAGCGCGGTGTAGATCGGCGATCGCGACAACGGCCCGCCCGAGCCGGGCACCTGATATTGAAAGGTGGAAAACCTCGGATTGCTCGAGGGCGCCGCGGCCGCCGCGGCTGGGGCGCCGCCGAGGTTCTTTGGCCGCTTGGGCGGCATGGGATAGCCGGCGCCGCCGGTCGGGCCGCCAGGCCGGGGCGTGGCGCTCGGGTGGCCTGGCGGCGTGACGGGGCTCGCTGGTTGCGCGCCTGGATTGGCGTAAGTGGTCGGAAAGCCGCCCGCGCCCATGACCGGGGTGTTGGCGTCCGAGCCGATCCCGCCCGACGGCGTGGCGAATAGGTTGTTAGGCCCGCTTGGCCGGCGGCCGAGGGTTTGGCGCGGGAGATCGCCGGTGTCGGCCGGCGTCGGCGATAGGACGCCGCCGGCTGCGATCGCCGCCCGCCAATACGGGTTGCCGCCGGCGAGAAGTTGAAGCGGATTGAGGGCCGCCGCGCCGCCGCCCGCGGCTACGTCGCCCATCGGCTGGCCTTGTTGGAAGGTGGCGCCGGGGTTGGCGCGAAACCACGATCGCGGGTCCCAATTCGAGCCGCCGGCCATGTTTTCGGTCGACGTCCCGCCGGTGAACGGGCCGACGGATTTGTTGGGGGGGATGGTCGAGTTTTGCGGCGGGATGACTTGCGGGCCGCCCTGGGCGGGGAAACCCATGCTCGGCGCGCCAGGCGTGGCCGCCTGGTAGCCAAGAGCGCCGCCGCCGGGCATGAGGCCCTGCGGGCCCTGGCCGGCCTGTAGGCCTGGCGCGTTGGGCGTGGCTGCGCCAGGCGAGGGGATAAGAGCTTTAAGCCAATCGGGCAGACTTCCCGACGGCCCTACCGAGCCGTCGGGGAGCGTCGTCCAGCCTTGCGGCAGACGGGTCTGCCAGGCGTCGTCAATGCCGGTGAGGGGCATCGTCGTCGACTTGCGTCGGGCTCACGCCGGCGACGGTGCGCGGCCGGTCGCGCGGGTCGCGATCGTCGCGCCTGGCCTTGAAGCGCTCGATTCCTTCCTCCTGCATCGCCTCGGATCGCTCGCGCTGTTCCTGCGCCGCGGTGACGACGGGCTCCTCTTGCGCGCGCGTCGCCGCGAGCTCGTAGGGGCGAAGCTTGGCCTCCTGCGGATCGGGCCCGTCGCTGTTGCGCTCGGCTCGCTCTTGGTAGCGCGAGCCGGGCGGGTAGGT